AGGAAACTACGCAGTGATAGGTGGATCATGGGATTCTGCTAATCAAATATTTTGGAAAGAAAAACCTTATGACTCTTGGGTAAAAAATACATCTGAAGCAAGATGGCAATCTCCAGTTGGGGATGAGCCTGCCCTAACATCAGAGCAACAATCGCAAAACGATTCTGAAACTCATTTATGGGTTTACTTTTGGAATGAGTCAAATCAAACTTGGGATTTAATAAATACTAAATCATAATTATTTGACACAAGAATAACAAAGATATATACTGTCTATAGGTATGTTAAGAAAGAAAATACATTTTTTATGTAGTCTACCCCGTTCAGGCAATACTGTTTTTGGTGCTTTATTAAACAGCACTAACAAAATGTTAGCTACTCCTAATAGTTTAACTCCAGAAATTATTTATCAATTACATTTATTAAAAAATCATGCACTCTTTATAAATTTTCCTAATCATAAATCTTTAGATTATTTAATATCAGAGGCATTACAATTATATTATCGTGATTGGGATAAACAGGTTATTTTAGATAGAGGACCGTGGGGTCTTAGAGATAATCTATTATTAACCAAAAAAATAAATAAAAATTGTAAATATATTATTTTACATAGACCTTTTTTAGAATGTCTTGCATCTATGGTTAGGATAAGTAAACCAGATAATGTAGAAGAGTATTGTAATTTTTTAATGCAAGATGATGGAATTTTTGGTAAGAGTGTAAAATCTATACTTAATTTAATTAATAGTAAAAATAAATTTAAAATTATTTATTACAAAAAATTAACCTTAAACCCTATCAAAGAATTAAATTCTGTTTTAAAATATCTAAATATTAAATCTAATATTAAAAAAATAAAGTTAAAAGATTTTAATATAAACAATATAAAATATAATGATTCTTATCTAGGTGTAGACATGCATAAGATAGATCTTGATATTAGACCAGCTAAAGAATATAGTAAAATAGATATAGAAAGTTATTTGTCTAAAAAAATTATAAATAAATATAAAGAAATAGATAGCTTACTGCAAAAGAAAATATATGGAAAAAGAAATACTCTCTCAAATTAATTTATATTATGGGCAGGTTAAAATGCCAAAAGGATTTGAAATAGATTCAAAATCTTTGTCTGATAATATATTACAGAATGGAATTAAAAATTTATTTTATAAAATCTTAAAATCAGATTATAAATATCCATCTAATAATGTTCTACAGTCTAGTTTTAAAAAAACTGAATTTTTATTTTCTAAAGCTTGGGATATGTTATGCACCTATATTATAGAGTATATGCAAGTGGATAATAAAATAATTATAGAAAAAAGAGATACTTGGGGTGATATGTATGCTCCTGATGAAAAAAGTGAAATACTACATGATATTAAAAACAATTCTAATTATGTTTTATTATATGGAGTTAAAGTAGATAATTGTCTTGTAAAATTATTTTTTAAAGACAATGAAGATAAAGAGAGAACATGGAACATACCTTTAATTAATAATAAATTTATTATGTTTCCTTCAAATGTTAAATATCAAATAATAAATAATCAAACAAATAATTTTAATATTATTCAAACTATAACTTATGATTCTATCTAATTATTACTGGTATTTTAAATCTGCATTAACACCTAAATTTTGTGATGATGTTATAGCTTATGCAAATTCAAAAGAAGAAGTTATGGCTAGAACAGGTGATTATGGTAATAAAAAATTAAACAAACAAGAGGTTAAAGATTTGAAAAAAAAGAGAAACTCCGACCTAGTATGGCTTGACGATGTCTGGATATATAAAGAATTACATCCGTATTTACGTATAGCAAATAGAAATGCAGGTTGGAATTTTGAGTGGGACTATTCTGAATCTTGTCAATTTACAAAGTATAAACTAAATCAATATTACGATTGGCATTGTGATAGTCATAATAAACCTTATGAAGAGGAGGGGCCTGAACAAGGTAAAATTAGAAAACTATCTATGACCTGTCAATTAACAGATGGATCAGAATATAAAGGGGGTGAATTAGAATTTGATTTTAGAAATAAGGACCCTAATAAAAAACCTAATATACGTAAATGTACAGAAATATTACCTAAAGGATCTATCGTTGTATTTCCTAGTTTTGTGTGGCATAGAGTTAAACCCGTGACATCAGGCACAAGATATAGTCTTGTAGTATGGAATTTAGGGAGGCCTTTTAAATAATACCGAAATTACTTATGATTAAAAAATATAATGTAATTGATAACTATCTATCTAAAAATGAATTTTTAAAAATAAAAAATCAAATAGTAGATAATGAATATTTCCCTTGGTATTTTAATAATTATAAAAGTGGTAATGATAAAAATAATTTTTTAGATTATCAGTTTGTTCATTGTTTTGTTATGAATTCAGAAATTAATTCTTTTCATTTTAAAATATTAAATCCTTTAATTAAAAAATTAAAAGTTAAAAAATTATTTAGAGCAAAAGCTAATTTAAATCCTATTTCTCATAAAATAATTGAGTTTTCAGAACATAAAGATAAAGATGAAAAAGGTTTTAAAAGTGCTATTTTTTATTTAAATACTAATAATGGTTATACTAAAATAGGAAATAAAAAAATACAATCAATAGAAAATAGAATAGTTATATTTCCCTCTGATGTATATCACTTTGGAACTAATGCAACCAACCTAACTAATAGAACAGTAATAAATTTTGTTTATGTTTAAAAAGAAAAAATATACAGTTATTCGTCAAGCTATATCAAAAGACCTAGCAGTTTTTCTTGCAAATTATTTTTTAATTAAAAAACAAGTTTATGATACCTGTCGTAGCACTGGATATATCTCACCCTTTGAACAGATGTTAGGATTTTATGAGCCTTCAAAAACTGGACAGGTTCCTGATACCTATGCTCACTATGCAGATATCGCCATGGAAACTTTATTACTTAAATGTCAACCAGCTATGGAAAAAGAAACAGGATTAAAATTATATCCTGCATATACTTATGCAAGAATATATAAAAAAGGAGATGTTTTAAAAAGACATATTGATAGATTTAGTTGTGAGATATCTACAACCATGAATCTTGGTGGTGATCCATGGCCAATATATCTTGAACCATCAGGAAAAAAAGGCAAGAAAGGTATTAAAATAGATTTAAATCCAGGAGACATGTTGGTGTATAGAGGTGAGGATTTAGAACATTGGAGAAAAAAATTTAAAGGCAAAGAATGCATACAGGTTTTTCTACATTATAATAATAGTGAGACACCTGGAGCTAAAGATAATATGTTTGACAAACGTCCACATTTAGGTCTACCCTCTTATTTTGAACGTAAATAAGATTTTTAGATGGGGGCAGTATACCACCACATACCTACTGCTCCCTTCTAAAAATATATTGAAATAACCCATAATCTGATATAACACCTGATAGTAGGAAAAACATATGCTTCAAAAAATAGGATTCCAACCAGGTATTAATAAACAAATTTCAGAGACCACAGCTGAAGGTCAATGGGTTAATTGTGATAATGCTAGATTTCGTTATGGGGTGCCTGAAAAAATAGGTGGCTGGAATCAATTAGGTAATCTTAATCAAAATGAATTAACAGGAGCAGGCAGAGGTCTTCATCATTTTATTAATAGTTTATCTAGAAAATATGCGATTATAGGAACTAATAGAATATTATATGCTTTTTCTGGAGGTATATTTTATGACATACATCCTATACAATCTACAACAACTCTTACAAATGCATTTACCACGACCAACGGATCACCTACTGTCACGATAACATATTCATCAGCTCATGGTTTAGCACCTGGTGATATACTTTTAATGAGCAGTTTTTCAACAATTACAAATTCAAATTACAGTGCATCAGATTTCGATGACAAAAAGTTTATGGTTGCTACCACTCCTACTAATACTACAGCAACAATAACTATGCCATCTAATGAATCTGGTTCAGGGGCAACTACCTCTGGAGGAATAACAATAGAAAAATATTATACTGTAGGTCCAGCTGTTCAAGCAAAAGGGTTTGGTTATGGATTAGGGTCTTGGGGTGGAGAAGATGGTTCTGCTATCACAACAACATTAAACGGTGCATTATTAGATGATACTGCAGGAACAGGCGGGTCAGGAACTTCTATCACACTAACAAGCACAACAAACTTTCCTGATTCAGGAACAAACTTTATTCAGGTAGGAACAGAAGAAATATCTTATACAGGTGTTTCTGGAAATGATTTAACAGGTATTACAAGAGCAGTTAGAGGAAGCACACGAGCAGCACATTCTGATGGTGCTACAGTCACAAATTCATCTGACTATGTTGCATGGGGTGAAGCGGCATCTGGAGATTTAGTATTAGAGCCTGGTATGTGGTCTATAGATAATTTTGGTGACAAAGCCATTTGTTTAATTCACGATGGTGCGTGTTTTGAGTGGGATTCTTCTTTATCAAATGCAACAGCAACAAGAGCTACAATCATATCTGGTGCACCAACCGCATCAAGACACATGGTCGTATCTACACCAGACAGACACTTAGTATTTTTTGGAACAGAGACAACTATTGGAACACCATCAACACAAGATAATATGTTTATAAGATTCTCGGACCAAGAAGACATAAACACTTATATACCTACAGCAACCAATACAGCTGGCACACAGAGACTGGCCGACGGATCACAGATCATGGGAGCAATAAGAGGTAGAGATGCAATCTATGTTTGGACTGATACAGCTTTATTCACACAACGTTTTGTTGGTCAACCATTTACTTTTGCGTTTGCACAGGTTGGGACCAACTGTGGACTTGTAGGACAGAATGCATGTGTAGAAGTTGATGGTGCTGCATACTGGATGTCAGAGAATGGTTTCTTTAGATATGCTGGTAGACTAGAATCATTACCATGTTTGGTAGAAGATTTTGTTTTTGATGATATAAATCTAGCTTCTGGTAATCAGATGGTATCAGCTGGATTAAATAATTTGTTTGGTGAAGTCATGTGGTTCTATCCAAGTGCTTCATCTTCTGTTGTTAATAAACAGGTGACATATAATTATTTTGATTCATCTCCACAAAGACCAGTTTGGACAATAGGCACACTAGCAAGAACAATGTGGAGAGACTCTGCAGTATTTGGTTTACCGCATGCTTTAGAATATGATGCTAGCACAGACACATCTTTTGATGTTGTAGGTAATACAGAAGGTAGAACAGCATACTATGAACACGAAACAGGGACTGATCAAAATAAAAATGGAACTATAACTGCAATCACTGCTAACATAGAGTCAGGAGATTTTGATATTACACAAGCAAGAGCACAAGGTACTGGACAAGCTACTGGTGTTGCAACGTTCAGAGGTGATGGAGAGTATATAATGAAGATAAGAAGATTTGTACCTGACTTTGTAAATCAAACAGGAACAACAAGAATTACATTACAATTAAAAAATTATCCTAATAGCTCACAAGCTAGTTCACCTCTTGGACCATTTGATATAACTTCATCTACAACTAAAATAGATACAAGAGCTAGAGCTAGAGCGATTGCTTTAAAAATAGAAAATACAGGTACTTCTCAAAGTTGGAGAATAGGTACGTTTAGATTAGACACACAACCAGATGGACGTAGATAATGGCAAAAATTGTACAGGTAATAACTAGACCAGAAAAAGAATATAATATACAAGTAGCTGAAGCTCAAGTTAGAGATCTTGATGCTATTGTAGAAAAATTAAACTCAACATATCAAGAAGACTTAAAGGAAGAAGTAGAAGCATTTAACTTTTTTATAAACTAATGGCTAATCAATTTAAATTTGCAGGTATAGATAATAGCACAACAGGAAGTGCATTAAGTCCTTTGGGATCAGGCAATCCTCTGGTAAGTGAAACCTATGTTATTAAATCTATACTGGTCACATCAGCTGGCACACCAACAGTGACTGTCACTAATAACAGTATTACAGCTATCAAATCTGCTGCTTTGACAGCAAACGTCACAACTGAATTATTATCTCAACCTTTGGTAGTTGAAGGAGGAGATACTTTTACAGTGCTATCAAGCACAACAGATTCATTTGATGTAGCTGTAAGCTACTTAAATATTAAAAAGGAGATAACGACATAATGCAAGTAATAAAACCAGCAAAAGTAGAAACAACATATAGACACAAAGAAACAGGGGAACTTTTTAAGGAAAGAAAAGATTGGGAATCTAAAGGTTATAAAGAAGAAGACATGGCTCAAGACGTAAATGTTATGATGCCGAGTCTTGATTTATTTGGAAAAACAAAATAGAATAGTACAATGGCCATAACTAGAGCACAACAAGCAAGACAGATGTATAGAACAGCGGGAGCTGTTCAAGCAGCATATGGTGCAGCTGCAGCTGAAAAAGGTCCTGTAGAAGATAGAGGTAGTCCTCAACAAGATATAAATCAAATTAATCAAAATGTAGGAATTTCAGGTAATATAGAAAATATTCAAAAAGCTTTTGATACTGCAGCAGATATAAATTATTTAAAAAATATAGTGCAAGGTAGCGGTGCTAAAGGTGTTTTATCAGCTATAGGTGGACCTCTTATAATAGGTAATATTTTAAAAAGAATATCACAATCTAATAGAAATAAAGGTATGACAATAGATGATAGTGAAGAAGAGTCTTTTGCCGATGGTGGTAATGTTGTAGGTGGTGAGTTTGATTTTGAATCAGCAAGACAGATGTATGGTCTAGGTAAACTTGTTAAGAAAGTCACAAGATCAGTTAAGAAGATTGCAAAAT